CATAATAGGCTTGGTCTGGTCGTCCAGTACACACATGAACACGTTAGCAACAGCATCGGATACAGAAGTAGTACCATCGCTGAAGGTGCCCTTGTCCAGACGGTTAGCGGTCATAATGTCCCAGCCATACAGGTTCATAATGAACTTCTGGCCGCGAGCCATACCACCTTGGATAATCTGCTGGGCGAATGGAGTAACATCAGTGGTGATGGTTACGAGACCATTCAGAGTGGCTTCTACGACAGGATCGCAGATGAACACACGGCCTTCAGCAGGTACGTTTGCCTTGTCGAAAGACAGCTTCATCTGAATCAGATGTGCCAGCAGGAAAGTGTTTTCCCGGCCAGAGGTCGCTACAGCAGAAGCGATTCGGTGGGGGAAACCATTGATCAGGTTAGGGTCTGCATTGGTCTGTGCATCATTACAGACCTTCAGGAAACGAGACTCATAGGTTTCTTGTAGGGCGCGAGTAGATTCAACAGAACGCTGAACCATAAGCTGTTCCACTTGGGAACCATCCTCACGCAGATCATCGGTGACATACCAAGCATCACCAACATAGTTCTGAATCTGGAGAGTTACAGTACCAGACTCAATCGGGTTATAGACCAGAGGGGTGTCTTCAGAAGCTTCCTGAATAGTTACAACACCTACGGTCTTAATGTTCAGGGTAGTACCTGAGCCGAAATCACTTACGTCACGGACGAAGGTATCAGGCAACAGGCCATCGTTCAAGTTCATCAGGATGAAGCTGGAATACTGTTCGGCCTCGATAAAAGCCTGACTGTTAGCAGTAAGCTGCATTGTTATTTCCTTTAGTTAGTAATACCATGTTTTTTGTAAACATCTTGCTGTACTTGTTTCATAAACTCAAGCTGTTCTTTGTAGGTTGCACCAGACAGGAGAGATTTACCCGGTAGTGTCAAACCTTGATCAGGCTTAGTTTGAGACATCATAGCAGCAGTGTTCACGCTGGACTTAGGAGGAGCCGCACTAGGCGATCCACCTTGATTTGGAAACAGAGCCAAAACCATCTTTGGGGTGGATTCGGTTAGTCTTTTTAGTTCTGCTGGATTGATCCCTAGCTCTTGAGCTTTAGCCTCGAAGGCATTCTTCGCAGACTCAACGCTACCATAACGAGTAACCAATTCAGTATTTACAACTTCTCGATTCGACTCAGCAAGCTTAGTAGCTTCTTTTTGATTCAAGAGTTGTTCAAACAGAGCCATGGCTTTCTGTTCATCCAATCCAGATGCAGTGGTATTCTGATCCGTCTGTGATGCAGTTAGCTTAGTAACAAGATCCTCTACCTTAGAGCTCTTTGTAAGTTGTTCGCGTAATTGTTCCAATTCTTGTTCCCTTTGAGCGAGTGTATCTTTGAGTTGTGGAATGTACTCTTGGGCATTACGCAAACCTTCCAAAGCCTTCGGGAGATCTGTGTACTTCTGTTCCCCTCTCTCGTTCTTAATCGAAGCAAGGAGGGCTAGAGCGTCAGCTTCAGGGGATGACGCATTAGACGAAGAAAGAGAAGAACCATCGGTATTGGTTATTCCTTGTTCATCCTTAATTTGTTCAGGCTCTACCGGAGTAGAGAAGATATCTGTCGGGTCTGACATATATTCCTCTTTTAATTAAATTTAATAATTAAATTTATAAACAATAGATATAGAATAATTATAAGAATTACTATTGTCTAAGTATTTCTAATCTATTGTCTAATATATTTAATATATATGATGGATATATACCTAGAATTTGGAAAAGTTGCCAGTTATTTTTAAGAAATTAGTGAAATAATCTCTTTTAGTGCTCTGGTATAGCCAATACTATCCGCTTGTTTGAATCCCCAAGAGGGACTTTCGTAGTCCTCTCTCTTCATTCGTGATACTACTTCGGTCTCTACCTTAGCTTCTAGCAGCTCTTTCAATCGTCTCCTCAGAACTGTGCCAGCCTTGAAGGAAGAAGTAATATCGTCCTTCACAGACCCCTCTGGGAGATTCTGTACCCAGACTGTCTTCACATTTCTTCTCCCATCGGAACTGACTGTTCTACCTCAAGGTCTTCCTCAGCCTGATTCATCAATCTCTGAGTCTCTTGCTGTTCAAAGATAGCAGCATTCGGGGAGAAGATCTTATACTCGGCAGTGCCAGTGATATCCTCAATAAACTTAATCATATTCAAGCCTGAAGTATGAGGAGCAATGAAGGGATTCATCCCACTAGCCAATACCCCTTGAAGGTTCTGGAGATCCTGAGCCTTCTTAGCGAAGTGTCTAGCACCAATAGGTCTGAGCTTGCCAGAAGCAGTGAGGTCTTCCTTCGTGATCTGTTGGAAGGTAGCGATACCCAACTCATCGTCCATAATACGGATTAGATCGGAACCTCTCAAGTTTCTTACAGAAGACTCGAACATATCGTTCAACACCTTCTCAAGCAAATTGATCTCAAAGGTATTGATCTTCTCTTGGAAGATTCGTCCAGCAGCATTGTCTAGGGTCTGTACCTCGAAGGCAGTTTTCTCCCCAGCAGACCTGACACCCATTGCTTCTCTCGGAGCACCAGCATACAGTTCCATTCTCTGCTCAATCGCTTGCATCTCTGAGGAGGCCACAGCGACTCCCTGAGCGCCTTTCCCTAGTTCCTGTACGTCCCCATTCTCATCAATGTGGATCTCGGCTCCCGGCCCCCATACAAACTCTTCTACCTCCCCTATAATCTTGAGAGGGGGGTGTACCAGCAGATCCATTGCATCATCCTTCAGATTCTCCAGATGATCCAGACGATACTGCAAGCCTACGAGGTTATCTAGTGGGCCCATTGCCCATAGGTTATCAGTTCTCAATCTCCACCCTACATGGTGGATAGGGGCTCTAGCAAACCAAGAGGGGATGTCGTCCTGAGTTAATACATAGGATCTGTCTGCAATAACAATCTTCTGATTCTCATAGAGGGTGTCGGTCTCACTATCGTAGTAGTCACCGTAGAAGGTGAGGAGCTCCACATAGTTAGACTGGTAGTATTCGTAGATGCTCCCAAAGCCGTCTACTTGGAATCCTAGAGCCTTATCAGCGTCTTCTACCTTATACCCGCCCATCTTCGTAGCTAGGGTCACATGCTTCTGGATAGCTTCGTGGATAGCAGAGTCTTCAGGTTGATCCTTAGACATCTTCTTAATCTCCCCCAGTGTATGGAGAGACCTTACGATCTTAAAGCTGTCCTCAAAAGAATCTGCCAGTGGATCAAACACAATATCTAGGGGGCTAATACGTCTAGCCATTGGGCCAATATAGCCCGGAATAACTTCCCCATTCTTCGTAACAAGATTCTTATCCAGATAGTCTGTAGTTACGAAAGCGTTTCCATAATCAATAAAATCGTAGAGAAGCCTAGAAACAACAGTACGGAAATTACTCTCTCGCACTTTGTTAGACATATACGCTTGAATGACTTCACGCTTTTCTTTAGTGACATCTTCTTGTGAGTATCCCTCCCAACGCAACCATCGGTCATTGGGGAATAGGGCTGCAAGATAGTTGGAATGAAGGTTATCCCGAATCTGTGTAAGCTTGGGGATAGTCACCGTGTTCTTCCAACTCAAGTGAGAAACAGAGGTAGAGGAAGTGTCAGTAGCGAAGATGAAGTTTCTCAACTCCTTCCACTCCTCGATTTTCCCTCCTCTCTGCATATTAAATTTATCCCATAGACTGGAGATCCAGACTGCGGGAGTTTCTCTTGAAACATGGGAAGCTAGTTCAGCTACTTTTGTAGACACATAATTCTCCTATCGGAAAGCAACACCACCAAATCTCTTGTGGGTAACAATGTTACCACCACCATAGAGATCGGGTATTGTCTTAGCTTGTTTTGGTTTGATTGCTATGGCGATAGCTGAAGCTAAAGCATCCTTAATGTCATCGTGAGGGGGTCTAGCCAAGATGAGTTCTTCTTCCAGAACCGGAGTATAGCCTCCCTTAAAATGCCAGATAATTTGATTCTCATACCTATACTCCAAGGTTGCTGCGATTCTTTCTTCCTTCGTCCCTTCGTTTCTGGTGGGGTTAAACATATCCACACTCAAGGACAACCCATTCTTCTTGATCAAATCTTTCAGATCGTTTACAATTACCTTCTGACCTACAGATACTTCTGCCCTCAGTTTCCTGAAGTCCCATTTAGAATGTAGGGATATGATCTTCTGGAAGTATTCGATTGTCCTGTCAGACTTGAATCTCTCGATATCAAGAAGGTAGATGTTCCCTTCAGGGCATATACCGATTACGACAATAGCTGTGTAGTCAGCAGATTTGGAGAGAGAGAAAGCGAAGTCAATAGAAGCATAGACATTCAACCTCTTCCCCTTGAAATACCAAGTACCTCCACTCTGCTTCAGGAACTTCTGATCGTAGTATTGGAACTTGTCTCTACTAATTCTTTGTGACCCCGGATCATTCGGGTCATTGTAATACTGTGCGAAGAACTGTGTAGTATCCTCATACTCCCCTCGAATACGAGAGAGAACATTTAGATTGAACCCGAAGGATTTACCATCAGCTCTGACCTCTCTAGGCCACAAGAAGAAACCGTCCTTCTCTACAGCATGTTCCTTAACATCCCATACCGGAACCTTATCCACTACCTCCTGCGTCTCTTCATCATAGAGGATCATAGTCTGCTTCTTCCAAACATCATAGATGTCTGAAGGGTGGTAGCGAGTACCACAAGCTTTTGTGAACCCACCAGCATTACGGATAGAGGTCATCTGAGACATAGAATTAACTACTCTTCTTCTCCCCTCTTCTGTATAAGCGTTGTCAGGAACCACTACGTCGTCAGGAACGATGATATCAGCGTGCCAGCCGGTCGTATTAGTAGTAAGCCCTGCGGTAGCTATAGTCCAGTCTCTTATGCCCTCCAGTCGTCTCTTTGGGTGGTCTACAGCGATCTTCGATACAGCCCACTTCTCTCTTCTCCCTTCCTCTGGATTAACCATGTTAGGGAAGTATCTAGTATAGACTTCTGAAGTGAGGATGTTCTTAATATCGTAAAGCTGTTTCTCAGCCAGTTCTGCTGTTGCAGATAGGTAGAGGATAGTAGTCTCAGGATGTTTGGTAATGTACCAAGCACACCAGACAGCAAGGCAATGGCTCTTCATGTGAGCACGAGGAAGGAGCAGGAGTTGATTCCCACTCTCCTCTTCCTGCAACCACTTGAACACTTCCTTGTGAATATCTCCATACACCCGAAGGGGGTTGACAAGTTGGGCAAAGAAGAATAGATCTCCCATAGCAGCTTCTCTAACTTGTAGGGCTCCCTTTGGCATACTCGCTATCTTTCTTTCCGCCTCTGTCAACCAGTCTTTCATTTCTTAAACAACCTCTGAATGTCAGCACCGTACTTATCGTCAAGGGTGGACTGTACCTTACGCTCGTGGGCCATATCCTCCTTAGAGGGTCTCCCTGCCTTGCGCTTATCCCAACCCTTGTCAGCAAGCCATTTGGCAGCTTGGAAGCTCTTCTCGTCAGCAGTCATGTCAATAATATCTCTGACTGCCTGACTACGAATCTTCAGCTCCAGCTCTTCTCTCCAAGA